AGCGGGATCGCGCTTGGTCAACCAAAACAATTCGGCCACCCATTCGGCGCAGGCTTCTTGCACCGCCTCTGGGACCGTGGTGTAACCCGCGGTGTATTGGATGCGAAAATTGTTCACCCCCACCGGCCAGATCAGATCTTCGGGGTGCAGCAGTTCCGGATCGGTGTAAGGAATGGCCCGCAATAACCAGCCGCGGGCGTCCCACTGATAGCCCTGAAGCTCGTAGGTGTGCAGGAGCAAGGCCGCCCATACGCCCCTGGCGTTGAGATTGCCCTGGGACGTTTGAACGCCCGCGCCTTCCAGCGGATCGCCATAGGAATTGGCCACGTACAGGTCGGCCGAGGGCCAATTGCCGTAATCGCCGGCAAATGGGGACGTCGCACTGGAAATAACCTGGCCTTGCCAACCGTTGCCCAGGGCAGTCACGGCGTTCATCAGGCTTTGCAAAGTTGGATACGACGCCCAGGGAAGGAGCGGTTCCAGGTAGGCCGTCCCATTCGCCGACCGCCAGCACTGAAGCCCGGAAGCGGTGATACTGACACGGGCCTGCTGATTCAGGGCCGTGTTGAAGTTGCCCACGCGGCACACAAATACGGGCATGTAGCGCACCGATTGCACGCTCTGGATGGGGTATTGGCGCAAAAGCAGCCTTTTATCTCCGGGACCGTTATAAAGCTCATCGTAAAAGTGGCTAAGAAAACGCCGTTTGCAGTACTTCTCAATGGCGTCCGAAACACTGGTGATGAGGTCGCTTAGCGTGGCCGCTTCGTCGGACGACAGGGTGAGGTTGGCGCTGCCTTGAGGGCCGCCCAGAGAGTCCTTGGCCCGGGCCAAGGTGATGAGGTCTTTCGCAGCCATTGTCTTCTCCTGTTTACTTCAGCAGCGAACAGCCAACCGAGTACGTATAAGCGCTGGCGTCCTGGGGACTGATCTGGATTCGCCAGGTGCGGGGCAAGGCGGCGGGCGTGGACTCGCCAGAACCGTGATCCAGGTTGCCGTTGGGATGAACGATCAGGGCGTAGGGCCCGGTAGCGGTGTAGACAAGGGAAGACCAGATAGGGACATAATTGCCACTTGCTGGGTCTTTGTACTCAAGAAGAAGTTTCAGGCCACCTGTGCCGCTGGACTGTGTGATGTTGAGATACAGCACGCAGCCGATCCAGTAGGGGTTGTCTTGATCGGCACTGTTCACTGTCCCTCCACCGCTGCGGGTTGCCGAAGGCAAGAGAACAATATCCTGATTGACGTTGATTTCACTGGTCATGGCATGGCTCTCCTAAAGGGTTGAGGAGTGCGGCCAGAGAGACAGATAGGCCCTCCGTTCCGCAATCCTCAACCCGAAATCCATCAGATCACGATTTGACTGACCACGCTGGCGTCGTTTTGAGCGCTGCCCGGTTTGTGTGCGGCCTCATCGCCAAAACCGACGACGGCGATGGGGATGGCCGGACTGGTGCCGCCGACAGTGCAGACGGCCTGGAGACGGACGTAGCGCTTGCCGACGCCAAGTTGGTCGGCGCGAATTTCCAGCGTCGCCTGGCTGCTGGCTGTTGTCACGGTGGCGCTGGGGATGGTCGCGTTGTTGCTCCAGGTCGAATTGTCGGCGCTTTCTTGGATTTGCAGCACCGCCGACAACGTCGGATTGGTGCCGCCGAAAGTCCCGGTCTCGAACAGGAACAGGGCGCGGTGAAACTTGCTCAGGTCCACGCTGCCCGAATTGGCGGTCGCGGTCCCGGTCAGCACTTGCGGCGCCACCGGCGCGGCGATGCCCAGACGCTGGGTGAGTTGCTCGGTATACATGATTTCTCCTTTGACGCGGCGAGCGGGGTCGCGTAAGCGCCCCGAGTGCGTCCCTCCCCGAGCGCGTCTCTCGGGGCGCTTACGCGACCCCGCTCGCCGTGATTGTTAGTTAAGCGCCACAAACGGCGAAACCTGCGTGGAACCATCCTGGAGGGTAATGGGCTTCTCGATCCACGGCTGCCCATCGACGCGCTCGACGACGCGCCAGGTCATTTGATTTTTGAGGAAATTCACATGCTCCGAAGCGGCGATCTCGATTTGCTGCCGATCACCGATCACGTACAGCGACGGATCGAGGAGCATCAAATCGCCCTTGGTCCCCAGGGCCGGCAGTTTCTCACTGGGGAAGGCAGGCCGGCCCAACAGCGACCAGACGGGGGCTTTCGTCGCTCCTTGGTCGATGCTGATGAAAATGGCCCGGTTGGCCCCGTCCTTGAGCTGCAACAGCTGGGGCACCACACTGGGCGAAAACACCCAGACGGCCGTGCTCCACGATGACGGCAGAAGTTTCGACCACATCGTAGCCACGTCGTTGAAGGTCACTTGATTGGCGTAGTCGCGGGTCTTGGTAAGCGTGGCCCCGGCCGTGAGCATGCCCTGCGGCTTGCCGGCGCCGTTGCCCTGTAAGAAGGCGTATTCCTCGAACCAGGCGATCGATTTGGCGAACAGTGTCATCAGGAACTTTTCCAGGCCGATGACGCTGTCTTGCAAGAGCACGTTGCTGCTGACGCAATAACCAGACAGCTCCCAGGCTTTCAGCTCCAGCTGTTTGAACTGCGGCTCGGTCTCGGTGCGCGTCTGCGCTTCGGCGGTCCAGTACATTTGCAAGCCGCCGAAGAACGGCGATACGCCGGCGCTCTGGACGGTGGTAATGTCGAGATAAGGTATCTGCAAACTCGCACCAGCCATCGGCAGGACGAAGGCGCGGGGGCGGATGAAGGCCAATTCGGCCACGAGGGTCATGAGCTGATCGAAGAACTCCGGCGGCACCGTGTAGCCGCCGGTGACGCCGGACGACTCCGCCAAGGCCGCTTTGGTCTGCCAGGCCACGAAGCTGCTGCCATAGTGTTTCTCCAGGTAACGGGCATCGTTGCGGGCGCAGGCCAGGAGCCAATCGCCAAAGCTCTTGCGCGGATCACCGTTGCCGCCGGCGCCGAAAATCGCCGGCACGGCATGTTTACGCGCCTGGCCCTGGGCCTGGCTGAATTGTTTCAAGGTCTCGGTGACAACGGCGTCCAGACCGCGGCTGAAGCCGGCCAGGGCGCTCTCCATCGCTTTGGCCGCCAGCGGGCCGATCAGGTCGTCGCTGACGGCCTTGGCGACACCGGAAGCGACCAGTTGCCGAGCTTCCGCCTCGGCGACGTAGATGCGCTCCCCGGCTTTTTTGCCGAGGAAATCGTTCAGCAATTCGATGAACATGGGGATGCTCTCAAAGGTCCACGGAGGGGGGTGACAACACACGCAATCATCCGTCCATCTTCGGCAGCAGCGGCGAAACGCTTAGCGTCGTTCTCAGCCGATCCTTCCCGATGGCTTCGATGAGTCAACAAATGTATACTACACTCGGCCAAGGTATTTATACCAGGTCTCTTTTATCGTTTTTTCAGCCAATGCTTCAAAATCGATGGTCGCAATCTGGGCGAGGACGGCCTTGTGAATCTCCTCCAACGATGTGAAGGGAATAATGCGCGCGTGCGCGCTGCCGTCGAAAAGCTGCTTGTTCAGCCCCAGCGCGTGCAGCACATCATCGCTGAGGACAAGGCTACCCTTGGAGACGCTTTCAACCAGGGCGTCTTGATTGGCTGGCAGAAACACGCAAGCATATTCCAGAAGCAGCCATTCATCGATGACCAGATCGACGTTATCGTTCCAGCCATTTTTCTGCACTTCCTTGCGGTCGGGCATGTGTACTTTGGTCGGCAAAAAGCCGATGGATTTGCCTTGCAACAGCCCGGCCTGAATGAGGGCAAACACCTGGTCTGGCGGCCAAGCCTCTTGGGCCGGCCACGCTTCCGGCCGGACCGGATAGACGGTCTTGGCCTTGATGCCGATGCGCTGGCCATCGCGGACACGCTTGCGCCACAGCGATTTGCCCACCGGCGGCAAGTAATAGGCATGGCCGAGCGTGACGATGGGGTTGGCCGCAAACTGCGAATCGTTCATGCCCTTGGCCAGGACGACTTCGCGGGTACGGTCGGGGCTTTCGCTGCTGATCCAGCTGACGTCGCTGCGTTCACCGGGATTGATCTCCGTCGGCGCTTTGGGAGTGACAAAATGGCGATATTCATACTCTGGAGTATGCGGCAACGATTTCAGCAAGCCGTCCAGCGTTTGGGCAGCGCGATCGGACATGGGGAAGCCGAGCGGCCCTTCAACAGGGCCGTAGTGCGTAGTCAGGATGTCGGGCATGATAAAACCTCGTGGAGGGAGCATGTTTTTGTTTAGCCGCGAGCTACAGGCGAGTGCGGGGCCAATGTACGGCTACTCCTCGATGGGTGTATCCGGTTTGGGAGGCCGATTGCGTCCGAGGTGGGGCGCTTCGCACTGCCGCGGCATATCGGTGCGTTCCCACTGGAGCGGCAGCCAGGGCACATCGCCCCAGGGCACCGGCGGCAGGCCGCGCTCGCTGCGAACCTCATTGATCGACACGACACCATATTTCAGGTCGGCGATCTGCTGCTGCACCAGCAAGTTCTGATCGACCGGCACCGGATCTTCGCTGGCCAAAAACAGCCGCCTCGTCGGATCGAAAAACGGCACCAGCTGGGCGTTGAGCTTCTCATCGCGGCGTTCCAGCCGCGGCGCGATGGCCAAGCTCATGTGCTGGCTTTGCGAGGCCTGCAAATTCGCCAGGTTCGTCTGCGTGGTCAAGAAAGCAATCGGCACATGGAAGGCATTGGCAATGTCCTCTTTCGTCGCCTTCATATCGGCCAGTGCGGCGAGGTCGCCCATGGAGTGGTTGAGCAGCGCCACCTTCAGCGATGATTCCGCCACGACTACCTTGCCCGTGCCGCCGCGGCGAAAGCGATTGTTCCACTGCGTCTCCAGACGATCGCGCTCCTCTTCGCCCATGACTTCCTCCGGCGAGATGATGGCGTCAGGGATGGCATGGTTCTCGAATTTGGCCTTTTTGAACGCGGCATAGTCGCTGGTGAGGGCGACTTGCTCGAAACAGGCCCGCAACGGCGACAGGCCGCTCGTATACGGATCGCGCGGGTCGGGATAAGCAAAATGGATAATTCGCTCCGGGGCAAAGCGCTCCTCGCTATGGCCATTACGATAGAGGTAGTAATCGATGGGATTTTTGCTGCCGGGATCGCGGCGCGGCGTTACGTTTTGCGACGGCAGGATCCACACGGCCCGCGGCACGCCCAGCACCGGGTCCATGTCGAGATACCAGTAGGCGCTGCCGTGGACTTCTTGATAAAGCGTCGTCAGTTCCCAGAGATCAAATTGATTGTGGACGGGGTTGGCGTGCTGGAGCAGCGTCAGCAAGGGATGTTCCGTGACTTCCTCGATGCGGGCGGCGCTTTTGAGGCGTGAGGCCAGCTGAGGCAGCGCTCGCAGACGGCGCTCGGCCCACGGCGACAATGCTTTGGTGACGCACTTGGGCTGTGGTTGGTGGTGTTCCGTAATGACATACAGACGCGGGGGATAATTGGCACACGTGGCGGCGTTGATGCTGGCGCAGGTCCAGGCGGTGTTCTTCAATTCCGCGAGGAGCTCGTTGGGCGTGGGCTGGCGCGTGCGTCGAAAGCTATCGACAAAGCTGGTGCCGGTCCACTGCGTCCCAGCCAGCACGGCGGGCATGTTCTTGGGGCGCACCCATTGCGCCAGCCGCAGTAGCGTTTTGGCGAGAAAAGAACGCATCAGGAAAGCCTCGTCCACAGGTGTTCGGAAGCGCTGTTCTTATCTGGAGCGTGCTCCTCCGGGAGCGGTTTTTCTTTCGCATTCGAGCGAGGAAATGCGCATCCAGGCGCGATAGGAGATAACGCAGAGCGCCCAAGGCGTGATTGTGTTCATCAACCGGGTTTTCGCCGCTCAGGGCGCGTTCGCTGGCGCTGGGATAGCGATACAAGCGCGCTTCCATGAGCAGTTTGGGGCAGGCGTCGCGCCGCACCTTGAGTCGGCCGGTGCGCAGCCGCGCCGTCACTGCGGCGATGCCGGCGCGAATATCGTTGTCGCCGCGCCGCACCACCAAGCCGCTGGCCCGCAATTCCTCGATTTCCGTGCGCCCGGAGGGATCGGCATACCAGGTGACTTCGCCAAGTTTCTTCAAGGCGGCAGCATGTTCGTGCAGCGGCGTTTCAGACAGGTAGCGTTCGCCGGCAATCCACAATACATCATCGCGGTCGAGCACTCCCCACACCGCTGCGAACGGATTGCGCCAGCCGAAATCGATGCCGCCGACCAACCGTCCGTTGATTTCCGGCCAATCATCCACCAGGGCTTTCTCGAAATCAGGATAAACAAGACCTTCAAGAGCGGTAAATAAACACTCGTATTCTTGCTGCACCCACGGCAACCCCAGGGCGCGTGTTTCTTCCGCGATGAACTGGGGCGTGATGCGCGGGCAGTCCTGCCAGGGGATGCGGATTTTCTTCCACGGCCCCTCGCTCTGCCACTCTTGCCAGAACCAGCCGCGTTGGCCGAACGGCGTACTCAGGGCAATGAGCCGGCCCTGCGACACCGCCAGCATGGGCCGCACACTGCGATACAGATCGTCGGGAATGCGGGCCGCCTCATCGAGCACCAACAGATGGACGCCGCCGAACGAACGGATGGTGCCTTCGCGTCCGGGCAGGCAGACAACGCGCGAGCCGTTGGCCAATTCCAGCCGCAGCTGCGTCTGCTGTCGCGCCGGCAGCGGTCGGCCCAGTGCCTTGTAGGCGTCGATCATTTTGCGGAAAATCTCCGTACTCTGCCGCAGCGACGGCGACACCAGCAGCACCAATGCCTCCGCCGTGAACAACGCCGTGTGCAAGGCCAGGACGCTGACGACAGTGGATTTGCCACTTTGCCGGCTGCAATTGAGCAGAATTTGCCGATCGTTGGACAACAGAAGCCCTCGCTGCCAGGGGTCGGGAGCAATGCCGCGGGCCTCGAGAATACGGCAAGGATCGAGGGCCAAGGCGAGTAACTGGTGCAGGTCCACACCTCCGATAGTACCCTGGGAAGGGGCATTGTTAAGAGAGCAGTTTTTGGGAATTTTGGCGATTATCACGCGGGGTTGCGTAACTCTGGCG